CATCTACGTTATCGGAGGTCCTCGATGAAGCGTTTCCTTCGGTGGCTCTTCAGGAAGATCCTCGGGGAGCCTCACTTCCTCGTTCTCGTGGGCGCCGTCGTGCTCTTCGGAGCGCGAGCTGACGCCCAGGGATGCTTCGGGCCCGGGTGCGGTGGCAGTTCGAGCGGTGGAGGCGTCACCCCGGCGACTCTCAACGACGCGACGTATTGTCCCGACGTTGGCGCATCCGACGCCTACGTGTGTTCGATGGTGAGCGCCCCATCGTCCTATGCGGCGGGGATGCTGGTGACACTGAGCGCGAACACGGCGAACACCGGGACCGCGAGTGTGAACGTGAACTCGCTCGGGGTGAAGACCATCGTGCGCAGCGACGGGACCACGCTCCAGACGGGGGACATCACGGCGGGGATGGCCATACTCCTCAAGTACGACGGAACCAACTTTCGGGCTGAGTTTCGTGGGGGCTCCATCATTTCTCCGACCGGTGGGGTGACGATCCGCTCGGATACCTACGCCTCGGGGTCTGATGTGGGGCTCACTGTCCAAGGCTCTCTCACTGGAAACATTCAGGAATGGAAAAATGCTGCTAACACTCGACTTTCGTACATAACAGCGGACGGCACATTGCGTCTTCCAGTTGGTACATTCGGAGGGAATAGAGCCATCGAATTTGGATCTTCTAACTATTCGATGTATCAGATTTCAACTGGAATCTACATGGTCACCGGGACACAATATACGTTTTTCGATGGTGGAGTCGGGATTCCATTGGGCTCAACGATTGGATTTGCTTCTACAACTGACGGATCAGTTAAAGACACGTATCTTCGGCGCTACTCTGCTGGCGTCTTTGCCGCTGGAGCATCAGCCACAGACATACGAGGCCTAATAGGTGGCGGCGCTGCGGTGGCTTCTGCGACAGCTCTCCCGCTGCCAACTGGGTCCGTGTTTCATGTCACCGGGACCACCAACATAACGTCGATCACCGCGACCAATCTGGCGAACGGATTGATTATTGCGCTGATTTTCGACGACGTTTTGACGTTCACCGATGGGAACAATCTCAAACTGAACGGAAACTTCGTTACCGCGACCGGGGCCACGATCTATTTGGCCTACGACGGTACGAATTTCTACGAACTTGGCCGCAGCACCAACTAAGGAGCCAACATGAATAAACTCATCCCTGCCATCACCTATTTGTTGATGGGTGGCGTCATCGCTGCCTCGATCACTATGACGGTTACGATCAACGGAACCGTCACTCCAAGCTAAGGAACCCCAAACATGAAGACCATCCCGAAACTGCTCGTCCCAGTTCTGCTCATGCTCGCCGTCGTCGGCATCGTGACGACCGGCCCAAAGGCCACGGCACAGACCGCTGCCGAAGTCCTCGCGGCTTTCAACGCTGGGGTTTGCGATGCCTTCTCCCTCGCGGATGGCTGCACTGACGCGCAGGTCCTCACCGCCTACTGCACCACTCAGCCTCAGCCCTGCGTGGACAATCGCACCGCAGAGCAGAAGATCTACTCCACGGTCAACGCCTTCGCCAATGCTGTCCTGCTCCCGCCGCGACAGAAGGCCATCTTCGCCCAGCGTCGGGACATCATCCTCGCTCGGCTCATGCGGATCGTCACGACCGATCCGGTCCGGTGCGCGGCGGTATTGAGCGCGGCGGGCATCGCGGACCAGACGGTGTGCAAGTAGGGCAATGACCGTTCACTCCATCGAAATACTCGCCACGGGTGTAGCTTCTGGCCTGGGTGCCTCTGTGGCGAGCGCGTGGCTGATGGGTGTGGACATAGCCTCGGCCGCAGGCAGCATCACGCCTGAGATGCTGGCTCAGAGCGCAGAGCCGGTCTCGAAGTGGCTTGTCTGGGTCGGGATCGGCGCCGTTGTGTGGGTGGGGAAGCGGATGAGCGACGATGTGAAGAAGTTCGTCGCTCTGCCTTCCAGGGAGGACATTTTCTCTGCCATCGAAGAGGCAGTGAAGAAGGGCGCGGCGCATAACGAAGCGGTTCTGACGGAGGTGCGCGGGATGCGAGAGGATTTTCAGGGCAACATCTCTGGGATCGAGAAGCGTGTGCGTGTTCTCGAGACGGACGTCGTGGCGATCAAGATGAGGCACGAGACCGAGGATAGGCTCGCGTCCTGACCCCGATGTCGTCTTGCTGGCCGGATTTCTTCGATGACGGGATAGAGGCATACCGCACAACGCGCGGGCATTGCCTCGTAACGCTGCGGTGGTGGTGTCAGTCGCATCGGCGGAACCGAAAGTGGTTCGATACGATGCGGGCGAAGTTTGAGAGCGACTTCGAGTTCGAGCAGGAGTTTGGAATCAACTGGGCGGCGCGGAGTGGGGACGCCTACTTCCCTGAGTTCGTTCTGCGGGGCCCGAAGTTCTACTCGATCAGGAGCCGTGGGATCTACCCAGGCCTTCCCATCTACCGCGGGTGGGATTTCGGGACATCGAGGCCGGCTGTGGTGTGGGCCCAGATCGACGAGACGGGGCGGGTGTGGATCCTGCGGGAGATCGCTCCGGCGAACATCGACATCCACCAATTCCGAGATCTCGTGAAGTACCTCAGCGGTCAGCTTGACCTGGAGCATCTCGAGCGGGCGTCGATGACGAGGGCGCTTCAGATCATCAACGAGATCAACAAGCCGGACTCTGGGTATCCGGAGGCGCCGTGGTTTGAAGGGTCGTTGAATGAGTGGGTAGACCACGGGCTTCCTGAGGCGGTTGCGCCGTCGAGGATCCAGACGACGACGGAGAGAACGGACTCGGACGTGCTGGCGTCGGGTGGGATCTACCTGCAGACCGCCTACGTGCACCTCGAGACGCGCGAGCAGGTGATGCGGGCTCTTCTTCGGCGCCGGCCGGACGGGTGGCCTGGGATCATCTGGGACCCTGCCTGCAAGCACTCGTTGAGGATGATGAACGGCGGCCTGACTCGGGCGAAGGATGCCAAGGGCCGGGTGATCGGAAGCAAGTACAACAAGCCTGGGATCGTCGACGACCTCTACGACGCGCATTCGGCGTTTCTGACGCAGGAGATCGACCCCGCCGACTTTGCGGATGACGGTACTATAAGGCGTACTCGTGAGATCCAAGAGATAGACTCCTACCTGCTGGAAGTGGCATAGAAAGGCTCGACATGGCGAAGAAGGTTTCAAAGGCGAAGGCGAAGGCGGCTATGGCTGCCGTCCCGGGCGCCCCTGCGACGCGGCGGGCTGTGGTGGGGGCGAAGGGCCTGCCGGTTCTCTCGGACGTCTGGGCCGCCAAATGCGCGATCTCTGGCATGAGCCTGGGAGAGCTGGACGAGTTCGAGGCGACGCGGCGGGACATGCTTCGCCACGGACAGGGGATCTTGGCTGCGGTGGCGGCGCGGCGGGCTGAGCTGTCCGAATGAGCTTGACGGTCCCGACCGGGCGGCAGATTCCTGCGCCGTCCAAGTACCCTGAGCCGGCGCTGGGCGGGTATGGCGCGCAGGATCACGGGCGGATGGTTGACTGGCTTTGTCAGGTGAACCGTCAGCTGGAGATCAACTGCACTGGGCTCTACCGGGAGATGGTGGCGCACGCCGGGATCTACCTCGGTCAGCGGGTGGACCCTCGAAAGCCGCATGAGAAGTGGAGATCGAACCTTCATATCCCCTACGGCTCGAGCGCGATCGACACGGCGGTGGCGGCTGAGCTGGACATCCTCTTGTCCGCGAACCCCTGGGTTCAGGTGGAAGGCGTGGGCGAGGAGGACAAGAAGAACGCGCGGTCGATCGAGAACGCGATCCAGCACACCCTCACGGTGAACAATTGGCCGGTCGAGGCGAAGATCGGACTTCAGAACAAGCACATCTACGGAACACAGCTCTGGAAGGTCTCGAACCGGCCGCGGTACTCGAAGGTCTACATCGAGTATTCGAAGGCGGACTTGGACGACTGGCAGAAGCGGGTTCAGGACCTCTCGATGTTGAGCGGGATCCCGTGTCCGGATCCAGACGCCCCTGAGGACTTCCCTGGGCAGTCTCGGATGCTCTTCGAGGCGTGGCGCGACATCATGCTCAAGAGCGGCAAGGGGCGCGTCCCTGACAAGCCGGTGAGCGGGTGGAAGAACGTCATGGTGCGGAACGCGCCGGACATCTCGAACCAGAGCCTCTTCGACATCCGGCTCGACCCTCGGATCTACGACATTCAGGACCAGCCGATCATCATGCAACGGTCGATCAAGACCGCGCGCTGGGTGCTCGATCGGTGCAAGACGGACGCCCAAAATGGCATCTTCCACGCTGGGCAGGTGGACCGGGCGCTATCGGGCTCGCCGGCCGAAGCGATGGGGAACTGGGATGCGGACGTCTCGTCGATGCTGGGCCTGAAGGGGTGGCGCTCGAGCCTCTGGAACTACCTCGACGATGGCGACCGGCCGGTCGAACTGTTCGAGGTGTGGCGCCGTCACGATCGGGTTCCCTACCTCGTGATGATGAACCGAACGTGTCTCATCAACCTCGAGTTCGAACACCTGCCATATCGCCACGGGCTCTATCCGTACATCCCCGTTCGGAACCAGCCGCAGGCGGGCAGCTTCTTCGGCCTGTCGGACCTGAAGCAGACGGCATCGATGTACGAGCAGATGGATCGGATGTACAACCTCCACATGGACGCGCTCCTCCTGAGCGTCATTCCGGTGTGGCTGGCGACGAAGGGCGCCGGACTGCCGGCGGATGTCGGGACGATGTTCCAGCCTGGGCGGATCTGGACGACGAACATGATCGACGCGATCCGCCCGCTCGTGAAAGATCACCCCGATCCGGATATGTGGCGGGTGGTGGCGGACCTGAAGGCGAACATCGATGAGACCCAGTCGACGACTCAGCCTGTCCGCGGGGGCGCCGTCACGCTCAACCGGGTGAGCGCGACGCAAAGCGAGCGGGCGTTCTCGCAGTCGCTCCTGAGGAACAAGACTGCGGCGATAGTTACCGAGACCGAGCTGCGCCCGATGGTGCACCAGATTCTCTTCCTGCTTCGGGACTACGTCTCTTCGGATGATCGGGTGAACCTCGGCGGCCGGGATGCCGGCGTGGACGCCTTGAAGTCGGTGCCGCTCGACAAGCTCATCCTGGCGCTCGATCAGGACTTCAACTTCCGGGGCGCTACGCAGGCGGTGAACCGCCAGGAGCGGATGGCGTTCTTTAAGGACTTCTTCGCTACGGCTCAGGGCGCCGGACTGCTGATGCCTCAGGAGGCGCGCGAGCTGCTGTCTATGTGGTGGCGTGAGAGCGGTGTCCCTGGGGGCGGTGGAGTCATCACGGACCCGGGCACGGTGGCGATCACGAACCAGATGAAGATGGAGCAGGCTCGCCAACAGGCGGAGGCTGTGGCCGCGGCAGCTCAGACGGTCCCGGTTCCGGACGATCGGCGCAACACGTCTGACCCTGGGATGATCGACCCCGGTTCTGCTGGCGACATGGCACAGGTGGGCACGACGCAACAGCCGTTCTGATAGGATTCGCTCCGACGCAAGGCTCGCATGGTGGCGCGGGAGATCCGCGAACCTCAGTCAAATTGGGTGAGCATGAAACACGGGCCTCGCGTCACTTCGTGTTAGCCTCTCGCCCATGAAGAAACCCGATCCGCCGGTCTTCGAGAAGACGACCGTCGATGACATCCTGGCGATCATCAAGCGCAACTATGACGAGCTTCGGGATGCGAACCTCCTGCAGGACGAGTCGAAGCCCGGGGCGAAGCATATCGAGTGGTTCCGTGGCGCTGCGCAAGTCCTCCTGAAGATCTCCTCCGAGATCGAATTTGAGCAACAGTCACGGCTCGAGGCGCGCAAGCAGACCGCAGAAGAAACCATCGAGCAGAGCCTCGGCGTCCTCGAACAGTCGATCCCGGTGAACTGGAACATGGCGCCACCTCCTGACCGGGACGCGGAGCTGTGAGCGGTGATTCACTGCCTGGGGCCGGGGTGCGGTCAGAAGATCGTCGAGACGGACAGGGCGCTCAGAACGCACATGTGCGAGAGCTGCCTGGAACTGGCGAGGGCGGAGCTGAAGGGGATCGGGAGATCGAGGTCAGTTTCGTTATTCCCGCCCCTGTATTACGGGGACCTGAGGGGGATCGTCCAAAGAAGCGGCGCCCCTGTGAAGTTGCTAGCTCCGTGGCTGGGCATTCAGCCGGTGACGCTCCGGATGGCAATGAAGGTGCACAAGGGGAGGAAACGTCTCCCTGGGTGGCTGGAGCGCGTCGTCTACAGGCCTTTATGGAGCAAGCAAGGAAGCGAATGGCTGGGCATCCTTCCAACACGCGTGTTCCTCGTCGCCAGCAGCGTCCGACGCCGGAGGTTTCACGTGCGATCCTTGCAGGTCGACCTCTCTATGTATCCCGAGGACTTCTTATATCAACATCCTGGGCGCGCTGGGCTGCGCGTTATGCGAAAGAGCAAAACGCGCACCCCAAAATGACGGCCACGGCCGCGGTGATGGTCTTCGCGGACATGGAGCTGGAGGCCGGCCAGACGCTCGACTGGGCGTGTGCTATGGCGGCAGAAGAGCAGATCCCGCTTGGCACTTGGATTGCTCAGGTTGTGCAACAATACCGCGATGACTTCGTCGCCCAAGAAGCTCGAGCAAGAACCCTCGAAATACGTCGACGTCGATTTGCCCGCATCCAGGCTGCAGGAATGGCGCTCAACCCTCGTTCGCCGCTGGTCGCGGAGCCCGATGCAGTTCCTCACCGCGATCGACCCCACAACGATCAGGACTGACGGGCGGCCGTCGCACGTCTGGGTCACGACGGACGAGCGAGAGAAGAAGGGGATCTTCAACGAGTCGGCCGCGGGAGGGACGGAGAAGCCGTTCCCACAGTGGGCTTACCTCTCGATGCTCTTCGGACTGTACCAGCGGGAGGACGTGGTAGGGATCGAAAAGAGCCGGCAGGTGTTCGCCACGACGGCGACGCTGGCCTATGCATTCTGGGTGGCGGCGTTCCACGACAACCAGAAGATCTTGCTGTCGAAGGCGACCTTGCCGGAGGCTGAGCAGCTCCTCGAGGAAAAGATCCGGATTCCGTGGGGGCGGATGCCGCCGTGGCTGAAGGACCGATTCGAGATCAAGGACAAGCCGGCGAACCTGATTCGGTTCCGGTCGACCACGACCCCGCGTCACAACTCGTCAAAGAGCGTGATCCAAGCCGTCGCGGAGAATGCGGCGTTGCGAGGCCTGCGCGGAGGCACGGCGTCTCTGGTCATCATCGACGAGGCAGCGCTCCAGGGCAATCTCAGCGCAATGCTGAGGGCGGCCGCTCCAATGGCTGCACGCATAATCTGCCTCACGTCGGCTGATGGCGGCGAGGCAGGGGGCGAGGCGTTCGTCGCCTACTTCGATTGTGCGCCGGAGCGAAAGAAACACCTCAAGCCAATTGTTATCCCGAAGGACGATCTTCGCGAGCTTCCCGAAGCCGCGGTATTTGACGAAGAAGCGTCTGGGGATCAGTTTGTTCCTCTCGAGGAAGGTGATGGTTCGGTGGGAATGCTGTAGCAGCTCCTCGAAGTCGACGTAGGCGTCGTCGCAGGCCGCGGAGACGATCCGGCCGGCGTGAAGGTGCAGGACCGGAGTCGTGTCGCATCGGCGCTCGCAGAAGCGACAGGCGCCGTTGTGGTCGACTGGGATGAAGTGCAGGTGACAAATTCGGATCATCGGGGCGTTGGGCTCCTTCAGAAAAGTTCGGATTGTCCGGCCTTGACGGCATCTCGAACGCTCTTCGATGTCTTGAGGCCTCGCTGGCGTCGGACCTCGTCGCACCAAATCTTGTACGGGTGGTATCGGCGCTCTCCGAATGGGTAGGCGTCGCGGAGGGCCGCGCGGATCTGAGGCTCCTTAAGGTCCTTCGTGGCGGCCAGGACCTCGGAGATGACCTTCGCGGCGTGGGCCCGCCAGTGGCTCCCCGTCACAGGTCTGATCCAGGGTCGAAGGCGTCGGGATCGTCGGACGGCGCCTCGGACTTCGTGATGGCGGGGTGTGGGACGAGCGGACACGTCCCTGAGAAGATCAGGTCTCCGAACGTGACCGTAACCTCCACCGCGGCGACTCCCTTTCGCTGGGCGGTCACGGACGCAGCCGGGCGGGCATTCTGAGGGGCAGCCTTGGGACGCTCCGGCCGGCCTTCCTTGGCGGGGCAGGTGTCGAAGTGGTTCGTCCACCGCTCCGAACCGTCGTCACGGGTGCCTCCGAAGGTCGCCTTGACCTCCTTTCCGTCCTGCTGCAGGATCCATTTGGCGTCCTCGCCGTGCGTCGGCTCAGGGTCGAACATCATGTTCGAGGGTGACGAGGCGCCCTTCTTCGTGAACTTCGCCCAGACGACCTCTTCGTGACAGTCGCGGCATTCGGCGGTCTTAAACATTGGGTTCGGCTCCTTCGATGGCGGCCTTCAGGAGCGCGAGCCCTTGTTTGGCCGGGATGGGGTTGGGTGGGGAAAGAAGTTTCATCGGCTGGGGTGTGGGCGGTACGGGCTCGAGAAGATCGGAGATTGCCGGCCAGAAGGAATGCGTTCGGACCCATTCGGCGGCACGATCCCTGACGGTCTCGTATTCGAGGCGGGAGCGGATCAGCTCGTAGGAGAGGAGCCCCTGAAAGTCGACGTCTCGACGCTGGGTCGGATAGGACTTGAGGAGCTGCGCGATGATGGCGGCCGCCTCATTCTGGGTCATGGTCTCGCTCCTTCACAACCCGTCGCACCATCGGTAAGCGGTCGTGATCGAGATGCCGTACTTCTCAGCCGCGGTCTTGCGGCTCATCCCCTCCGCCACCGCTCGACGCACCTGGGGTCGGATAGCGTCCTTCGGCGTCGGGAAGGACTGGCAGAGCTTGTAAACTTTCGAGACCGACAACGTAAGCCCGTGCTGGTCCCTGAGCACGTCTCGAGCCTCCTGGTAGGTGCCTCCGGAGGCGCGGACCTTCATCAACGACGCCATGATCGGCGCCGGCAGCTCGATCCGGTTTTTGTACTTCAGTCCCTTGGGTCTCATAGTTCTCCTTCGATCTGGAATTCTGCCATCTGCTCGGCGATGACGGCTCGCGGCGATGGAACGGAAAAAACGGCGGAGAAGTCCCTGGCGTTCTCGGTCCTATTGCCCGCGTCTTGACGACCTCGAGGGGGTATTCGGATGTCCATCTGCTCGGCGATGACGGCTCGCGGCGATGGAACGGAAAAAACGGCGGAGAAGTCCCTGGCGTTCTGGTCGGCGACGTTGCCGGTCTTCTCGGGCTCGAGGTAGACGCGCCACGTGGACGCGAACTTTTGAAGGTTCAGGTACATCGGATCCTTGAGGCGCCGGAGATACTCGGCGAAGGCGGCCTGGAACCCGTGAACGTCTCGGTCGGTCGCAAGGACGGACAGAACCATGTGCCGAAGGACGCCTGGGGTCGGCTCCGATTTGAAAACGTCTCTCCAGATCCGTTCAAGAGCGCATGTGATCGGGGTGGCGTAGACCGTCGCGTCTGGCAGTGTGGCTGTCGTCGGTCCTATTGCCCGCGTCTTGACGACCTCGAGGGGGTATTCGGATGTGTCGAACGCAGGAGCCGCGGCCGGCTTGGTCCCGTGTATCGGGCATCCTGGGGGGCATGGGATCTCTGCGAGCTGGTATGTCCTCGTGGGCCCGCGCTTGGTGAGCGCCTTCGAGTCGACCAGGGACGAGATCGTCTTTCGGACGGTGGCGGCGTTGCATCGGGCGAGCCACGCGATCAGATCGACGTTCGGGCACGCGACCCCACCGGCGTCGGCGCCCTCGGCGATGAAGGCGAGGATCATGGTCTCGTGAGCGTTGAGGTTGGTCGCGTGGCTCTCGACCATCGCTCTCCAGTGGGCGCTCACAGGTCGTCCTCGGCGGGGGCGAAGTCTGGAGCGGCGACGTACTTGAACGTCGTGACGACCGTCCCTTGGATCCCGGTGGAAGGGCAACACTCAAGCCGGTACGTGTTCCTCGACCTCCCGGGCCCGTCCTCCTTCCCGACGACCAGCACGCCCACCTCGCGCAGCCTCGAGACCTTCGCCTTGGCGTGTCTCAGGTCGCACCTCCAAAGCGCCGCGAGCCCGGGGAACGCGAACGCCGAAACGTGCGTGTCGTCGTGGGCGTGGATCAGGAGCGAACAAAAATGCATCTCCTGCGCGGTGAGCTTCTCCTGCCATCTCTCTACGAGGGCGGAGTAACAGTTCTGGTTCATCATGGTCGGTTTCGGTTTCTCTGGTTCGGGTAGTTCGGCGGCCTTGGCTTCCATCTCCCAGGCTTGATCTGATATCTCGATGGCGGTCAGGTCGTGGATGCTGTTCACCCCAAGGGCCTTCTTCATGGCGGCGGCAAGCTCAGCCTTCCCGCAGCCTGTCTTTCGTGCGAGTTCGTCGAGGGACCTCCAGTAGTGCCTCAGAGCAAGGTCGGCGGAGACTTTTGCTGAACGTGGGCGATCAGAAGCGGGTCTCGTCGGATGAAGTCTCGGCATCGGTGGACAATGTCCTGAAGGATGGGTTTGTCGGAAGGGTCGGGCTCGAGGAAGTGCGACTCGATTCGATCGAGCGTGATGAGGCCGCGGACGTCCTTCGCGCGGCTCCTGGGCTTCGTCACCTTCACCTGAGCGAGCACGAAGATCAAAGGCATGTTGTAGGCGACGAGGTAGGCGTATCGCTGGGCCGATCTGAGGTAGCGCATAGCCTTCACCTGCTTCGTGGTCTTCAGCTCGACCGTGACACGTCGCATGAGGTAGTCCGCGCGCATCGACATCCGGACGCCTTCGACCCCCAGTTCCTCCGACGTGAGCAGCCGCGGCACCTCTGGGATCCCGGCGCCGAAGTTGGGAACCTTCTCGCGGATTGCCTCGATCAGTCCCGGGTCTACCTGCCACGTGTTGCCGTCCTTATTGGTGATCGTCAGGTAGTCCCTGGGGCGCCACGACTCGGGAAGGTCTCCGTCCACGGGAGCGACGGCCGCGATCGACAGAGCGTGATCGAAGGCCGCTTCGTGGACGGCGTTCCCGGCGTCGGCAGGCTCAGACATAGGCTCGAAGTTGAGAAGCTGGGCTGCGAACTTCGTCGGCGTCATCCACGGGGCGTCGGGGTCGTCGATCGCCTGGAACGATCCGAGGACTGACGGGCTGAGCTGGATCTCGAGCCCGTCGTCTTCCCATTCCTTCGGCGTTGGAAACTCGTTCACCGGGGGACCCTGGTGATGAAGTAGACCACGAACACGTAGATGGCGGAGAAGCCTCCGATGATGGCGAACGCGAGGGCGAGCGCCATGCCGATCAGCTGCGCGCTGTTGGCTCGCTGGCGCTTCATCGCCTCATCCGCCCGCTCCGCCTCTTTGCGGGCGATCCAAAGGTCAGCCTCACTCTTGAGTCGGTTCGTGATGTCTTCGTTGCTCATGGCTGGGTGTCTCCTCCCGTTGAATGCGGCTGGCTGGTGCTCATGAGGCGGACTCCGCGAAGAGAGGGCCACCCGAAAGGCGCAACCGAGCAGCTTCAGCGAAGGCCTCGTCTCTCTCGACCCCAATGAAGGTGTGACCGAGGCGCATGGCCGCGACTCCGGTTGACCCAGAGCCGCAAAATGGATCCAGGACGACACCGCCGCTCTTACCCTGCATGGCGGTCCTCACAGCGCGCTCCATGAGTTCGACGGGCTTCTCGGCGGGGTGATCGGTTACTCCTGTCGAGCCCCCGCCCCACGGGACATCCCAGACATCAGGTTCGCCGGTAGGCTTTGGTCTGAAGTCATTCATCTGGATGACGGCAAAGGTCTCGTAACTTCTGCGCAGGATCCCACCCATTCCGATCCGCTTCTTGTTCCAGACTCCGACTACAGGGGCGCGACGAATGCCACGTCGGGCGATGACGTCGTCTAACGTCAAGAGCCCTCGCCAGTCAAGGGAAAGCCACCACAGTCCGTCCGGCTTCGTCACGCGGATCCACTCGTCGCAATGCTCTACGAGCCACGCTCGATAGAACTGGGTCTCCGCCGTCTGCCGGATCGTGCGCGAGGCAGTGATCGCCGAATCGCCTGTTATGGCATATGGAGGATCCGTCACAATGGCGTCGACCGACTCCGACGGCATCCCCCGGAGGACTTCGAGCGCGTCTCCTTGGATGATCGCTGCCGCCGGCACTGCTTCGATGGCCTCGGCCACGGGGATAGGTTGGTCGGTCATGCCCGGTTGACGTCATCCATCATAAAAACGGCCTTGAAAGTGTCGGTCACTGTTTCGAAACCTCGAGCTTCACCTTGTCGAGCGTCCATCCCATTTCGTGGCAGTGGACCTCGAGCTGGGAGATCGCCTCGGCCTTGGCGTCACCCGACATCGCGCGGATGATCTCCATGCCCAGCTGCGCGCGCTTGAGATCCTTCCATTCGGAGATCGCCATCGGGCGGATGTCGAAGTGACCTTCAGGGGCGCCGGCACGCTTGCCGATCTCCCACTGCATCTTGATCCGGTGCTCGCGGAAGATCTTCTTCGCGGCGGAGGCGAGCGGCTCGGGGAAGGCGAAGATCGCAGGAAGCGCGGCCATCGCTTTCTCGGGCGTCGTCCACGTGGCGATATCGGCGCGGACGTCGTCGAAGTGGTCGACGTTGGCCGGATCTCCGGACGTCTCGCGCGGGACAGCGGGGGCGGCCACGGGGACGGGCTTCGGCGCTTCTGCGGGCGCCGTCTTGGGCTCGGCCTTGGGCGCCGAGGCCTTCGGTGCGGCGGGGGCCTTGGGCTGCTCCTGGGGCACCGTCGTGGTCGTGGTCTCCTTCTCGGGCCCGTCGGCCTGGAGCATCTCCTCAGTCGTGTAGAGGCCGGAGAGTTCAGCCGGACAGGCCTTGCGGAGCGCCAGAGCTTCGGCGCACTTCGCGATCATTACGTCTCCCATCGTCTCCCACATCTTGGTAAGGGCGCCGCCCGACTTCTTCTGAGCGTAGGCGTCGAAACGAGCAACGCCCCAGATGGGTTCGCTCCAGCCTTCGCGAAACACTCCGACCTTGGCGGCGACGAGTTCGCCCATGGGCTTCGTCCAGACATCGACCCATGCGCCATCCTTCCCGCACCACCACGGCCCGTTCTGCCCGCGGTACTGACCGGAGCGCTCGGCCTGAAGGCGGAGCCCGTCGATGCTGACCTGGGTCATCGCCTTCTCGATCGACTGACCGTCGACGAACTGGCGGCGCTTCAGCGTGTAGATCTGGCGCGACCACGGATCGAGCTGCGTCCGCTCGCACTGACGGAAGAAGGCCTCCAGCTCATCGGCGGTGTGGGTCTGGGCGTGGAGTCGCTTGTAACGCTGCTTGTCCTCCTCGCTGAACGTGAGCGCGGTCGTTGGAAGGTTTGGTGTGGCCTGCGTCATAGCATTGACTCCTGTTCGGGTTCCTGGTCTTCAAAGAAACGGGTGGTGGTTTTGTCCCAGTTCAAGCGGACGGTGTTGGTGTCACCCTCGCGTTGTTTCGCGACGATGATCTCGGCTCGGCCCTTGTTCGCGTCGGTCGGGTTGTGGGCTTCCTCCCGGTAGATCAGGATGACGACGTCGGCGTCTTGTTCGATGGCGCCCGACTCACGAAGGTCGGTGAGCTGCGGTCGTTTGTCCTTGCGGGTGTCGGCCGGCCTAGAGAGCTGTGACAGGGCGATGATCGGGACCTGAAGGTCGACGGCGAGCTGCTTGAGCCCCCTGGAGATCGAGGCGACCGCCTCCTGACGGTTGGGCCCTTTCCCTTCCATGAGCTGAAGGTAGTCGACGACTATCAGCTCAAGGTTCGGGATGGTGCGCGCGGCGCGTCGTATCCCCCCGACGGTGTTCGCGGAGGTGTTGATCCACATAGGGAGCCCGCAAACGTCGGCGGCGGCCTTGGCGAGCGCCTGCCATTGGTGCTCCCTGAGACCGAATTGGATCGCTCTCTGGTTCACCTGCGCGGCGGAGGAGATCATTCGGCGGGCGATCTGTTTCTGACTCATTTCGAGGCTGACGATGAGACACCGCGCGGACGAACCTCGCGCCATCTGAACGGCCAGGGCGCTTTTACCCATGCCAGGGCGGCCGGCGACGACGATCAGCTCCCCATTGTTGAGGCCGGAGAGAATCGCGTCGAGCTGTCCGAAACCCGTAGGACGGCCGATCATCCCCTTGGCGCCTGCGAGCTGCTCGAAGCTGTCGAAGGCGGCCTTGGCGGCGGTGTAGATCGGGACGGTGTGATCTCGAGCTCGAACGTCGTTCGATTCGATCGCACGAAGCGCGGCGGCGATCTGTTCGTCAGGGTCGGCCTTTTCAGCCGCAATTGTGAGCGCCTCCCGAAGCTGGCGATTCTGTGAAGCCGCGCGAACGAGCTTCGCCCACGGAGCGACGTTTTCGATGCGCGGTAGACCGTCAACGAGGGCGGCGATCTCCGCGGCGGGGATCCGGCCGCCCAGCTCATGGCGGACCGTGACGAGGTCGATCGGCTGCGCTCGCTCGTCAATCGCGTGCATGGCGGCGAAGATCGCGCGGTGTACCGGGTCGGCGAAGTCGTGGGCGGTAAGCGCGGCGGTCGACATCGCGCGGTTGTCGATCAGGATAGCTCCAAGGATGGTGCGCTCGGCGTCTTTGATGGCGTCGCTCATCGTCCGGCCTCGGGTCTCATGGGTGCAGATTGTCGTCTTTGTGCGGTGGGCATGTCAATAATTTTCTGGCAAGTTTCTCTATAGGTGTTCGAGGTCGAGGGTGTCGGCGAGTCGCATCATCGCGGCTACCCTGGCGGAGTCTGGCGTGGTCGTGATCGCGTCGACTGTTAGGGTCTGGCGCACGGTCTTCTCTTCGAGGAGCGCGGCGACGCGAACGTCTACCGGGTGATCGGCGACGAAGTTATAGATCGTCACCGGACGCTTCTGCCCGATTCGGTTGAGGCGGTCTCGAGCCTGCTGATTCGCGCCTGGGGTCCACTCGAAATCGACGAAGCCAGCGAGGCACGGGCGGGTTAGGGTGATCGCTACGCCCATCGCGCGGATAGTGCCGGCGACTCCCTTCAAACGTCCGGCCTGCATGTCTTCGGCGATCTTGGTCCGCTGCTCTGGGGAGACATCTCCCGTGATGACTCGCCACCCTGGCCGGTGGGCAAAGGCATCCACCGGTCCGCGGTGAGCACTGAAGAGAACGACGGGCTCCCCAGCGTCCTCACACTCTTCGATCCATTCAACGACGGCGTCGAGTTTGGCGGATGCGAGAAGGCGCCTCGCGGTCATAATGTGCGGATTCTGAGCGAGCTGGGCGAGGGCCTGGGACGTGAGATCTGAGACCCTAAC